GTCGAAAAGGCTGCGACAAATATCTATTCTATCTATCGTGACTTGTTTGGCTTCGGCGTTCCTCTGGACGCAGCGGAAATTGCAGTCAACGCTTCGGCTCGGGGCTTGAAGTTCAACGCCTTGATTGATCCGGTGAAGGGCTTCTTTGCTTTATATCGCGGAGATCCATTCATCCGAGATCTTGTCGGACACGCTGGCGGGCTTGGCTCTCGCTATGCAAATCCGATGGCCGAGGAAGCAGGACGCAGCGCAGATGACTTGTTCCGCTCCGCGAAGGCAAGCGGCATCAAGCTTCGCATCATGAATCCGAAGCAGGCAATGGTCGAGTTTGCGGGGAATCTTTCCAACGCATCTCGTGCAGGGCTTGCTCTTCGGAATAGGGATCGTCCAATCTCTGAGCTTGCTACTACCTATAATACGATTCTCGGTGATCCTGCAAGGACCGGTGCTGCTCTCGGTTCTCTTGCAAAGTACACCGGCTTCATGAACTATCCAATTCAAGCAACGTCGGCGCAGCTTTCTTCTCTTGCTAAGTCTCCGAAGAATCTTGGATTCTTCCTTGCAAGGACCGGTGGACAGCTTGTTGCTCCGACGCTTGCTCTGAGTTATCTCGGCAAGGATGATCCTGACATCATGAAGATGTCTAATGATCCAAGCGGAAGACGCTTTACATATCTCAGAAATCCTTTTGATGACGCAGAGCTTCTTGCTATTCCTAAGCCTCAAGGCCCTGCGGGCGTGTTGTTCGTCACGCTTCCCCAGATGCTCATACAGGAGCTTAAGGATTCAGGAAACAACGATGTGCTTGAACAGGTGGGCAAGGCCGCTGTTCAGTCTGTGATGCCGAACTTCGTTCCTCTTACTTGGAATCTTGGCATCTCCCTTGCTACCGGAAAGAGCATTAATACTGCATCTCTGGGATCTATTGATATTACTCCGGAGTCTCGGCAAGGCTTGGTGCCTGAGATGGCTGGCCCTTCCAATACGCTGAATGCTAGCAATGCGCTAGCGCAGCTTAGTGGAATTGATGCTGGAAAGTGGGAGAGAGTCTTCCGCACTTTCTTGATCGGTACTTCGTATGACATCGTGCAGAACATTGATTACAAGCTCGGAGAAGGGAAGGGCGTTCCGCCTCGGGCGAATCCTTTGCTTAGTGTTCCGGGCATTCGAAGAGTCGAAGCTTCGACGGCAGGAAGTAAGTACGTCGGAGACTTCTATGAAGAGTATGATAAGGTCAGCAAGGCTATGCGTTCCTTCAACTATTCCGTGAATAACGGACAAGCAGAAGGAGCCGTAGACATCTATGATCGGTACAAGGATGACATGATTAAGGCTGCACAGCTTGAGCCTTACTTCGATTCCATGAGAAACCTAAACTCTCAGATCAACTTGATTCGCATGAACGAGTTCCTGAGCGTAGATGAGAAGCGCGAAGAGCTTGATAGGTTGTACCGGCTTCGCATTGATGTTGCAAAGGAAGCAATGCAAGGCTACAAGAAATGAAAAGGCCCTCCTCTGGATTTCTCCGGGGGAGGGCTTTTCGTTTTACGCTTCGCTCCACTTCGCTATGTTTCCGTTTTCTAGAGGCTCCGGCTCTTCTACCATGCAGTACAGAAAGATGAGAAGTCCAATGAAGACTGCAATCGTAAACGCTAGAACCTTCCTCATACCTTAACCTCCGTTTGGAATTCAGGAACCCAGAAGTCGAAGTCCTTATCACCCTTCTCGTATCTCTCCTTGCACATGAGCATCTTTGCATCGACTGCGAATTGAAGAAGATCGTTCAGCATCCTAGGTTCTGCGCTGTGCATGAAGGAACGGATCACTTCGGAACGAGGCACGACGTTCTTCGTGAAGAAGTTCATCGTTCGCACGAATGCCACAATCTTGTCAATCTCTGTTGTATAGCGGTTCTTACCGACACCGGTGAAGATCTTTTCAAGACCCGGCTCCGTGGTTTCGATGGCGTGAACTCCGAACGCCCAGTCTTCTGCTGTGATAACAAGCTCATCCTTAGTAGCAATGCTGTGTATCTGGGCGAGCTTCGCCACATGGGTTTTCTTTCTGTTGAGGTATCCGCCGAGCTTGTCATTCTTCAGAAGATGCTGAGGATGAGACTTCTCACTCCACTCCTTTGCGGCCTTGAGTCCTTCGTCCGAGAAGGAGAACTCTCCTGCAAGCTCCTTGGAGATGTGAATCAAGTCAAGGAGGAGATCCTTCTCCAGCTCTGCGAAGGGTCCGACGACATCATCGAAGAACATCTTATTGAGACGAGGACCGTCTTCATACACGAAGATCACGCGAGACGCGAAGCCTCCAGTGATGACTCCTTCCGGCATGTTATCCGTGATCCAACCCGGAGTTGTAGCGGAGAAGAAGTTGATGCAAGGCTTCTCTAGGAATGCTGTGCCGTGACTCTTCGTAGCTGCTTCGTAGTTCATACTTCCATCAAACATGGAAGTGAAGAACTCATAGATACCACCACGATCCTTTCCGGCCTTCTGGAAGATGTCTGAGAACTCTCCGATAACCAGATACATAGAGGCATCGGTTGCTTGCTGAAGCTTCTCGATGATTGCTTCCTTTGTGAATACGGAAGGTCCAGACTTGATGCCGTCCACTTGATCGAGTAGGACACGGGAACCGTTGTCGATTGTTGTGGTCTTTCTTGCGCCCGGAGGACCGACGAACATCACATAGAGATAAGGATAGCAGGACCAGAGGCCGAGATATTTCTTGGGAATCCAGATGCGGCGACGAACAGCAGAGGATAGAGTAAAGATTCCAGACCAGAAGACGTAAGATTCAGGAGCGTCCGTGCGAGGAAGAATGTAGTCTCGGTAAGTGAGGAGCCAGTTTTCGCATCGACGCTTTGACATATATCATGTTCTCCACTTTTCCATCTCTTTCCAACGCTCTCCTACTTCCGCATCGACTGGAATAGTGAACGTTTCTCCTTTGATGACAAGAGGACGCTTGAGGAGTCCAACCACTTGTTCCACAATTTCCGAAACAAGAGGAGATGGTACTTCAAGCATAACTGAGTCATGAGCAGTATTAACAATAGCAATATCTCCCTTACTAGGTAATACGATGTCTTGATAAATCGCAAGGTTTCCTCCGCGTATGCCGAGTTCAGGTTGGATGGCTCCGTGCATATGATCCGCGACGGTGCTTTGTGGTTCGAAGGCCGTCATCTCTTTCTTCAAATCATCTCCATAGATTCCCCAGAACTTGCGCCGGAATCCGTAGACTGTTTGCATAGTACGCGTCGTGCTTGCGATATAGTCGATCTCACTCCACCAGTTTTGCAGATTGAAGGTGCCGAGCCACTTAGCGTGGAATCGCTTCGCATCTGCAACGGAGATGGAGATCATGCCTTCTTTGTTGATGAACTCCGCGATCTTGAATGGACCAGTACGATAGTTCCCGGCGTGGTTCATCTTCTTTCCGACGTAGCGTTGCTCCTCGGAGATGAGTCCTTCATACTTCTTCTTGCCGGGGATGTTGGCATCGAAGGGAATGTCGAAGATGCCTGTCGCAGAGAAGGAATGAATGTCCCCTCCTGCAAGTTCTCTCTTCATGTTGGGATCGTTAGCGAGGTACGCTACGACCCAAGCTTCTGCGGCAGAGAGATCGAAAGCACACAGCGTCTTCCCCTTCGGAGCAACATACATGGAGCGAATAGCGAGCTTCTTCATGGAGTACGAGGTTCAGCGTCTGTGTATTCTTCTAGCTTAGAGAGATACCAGATTGCCTTCTGAAGATCTTGGTTCGCGTTGCCCTTCTTCTCGTAGCGCCAGAGATACTTCATAGCGTTACCCTTCAGGAATCCCTTGAATGCAACGGGGTCCATAGAAGACTCAATGGCGTCGATACATTCGATGACCCCTTCCGTGTAATGCGGAGGATGGTACACGGCTTCGTTCATACGCTCTCTCGTGGAATGGTTTGTCCGTTCAAGCCTGTGTTATCGTACCAAGATCCTGCGCTCCAGCGTCCAGTTTCCGTGCCCCAGAACTTATACCAAGAGCGCACTCTTCCATCCGGAGAAGTCTCAACGTCGATGTATGAAGAGATAAGCTTCTCGTTTCCACGGATGCGGAGGATAAGCTTCAGCGCAGCGAGCTTCACTTGCCAAGGTTGACGACCTGCTTCCGTCTTGAGATCTTGAATCTTCTTCTCTGTGAAGGATAGAAGAGACACGATGGAGTCTTCGCCGGAAGTAACTCGTCCTTCGGATGTCGTCTTGATAGGAAGACCAAGCTTATCGTACAAGAAGTCATTCACCTTGGCATGCTGAGATACCTTGAAGGGCTCTATCTTGTACATGTTCTGGATGCCGATGAAGACCATGTAATCTCTGTCCAGCTTGTCGGCTACCGTAGTCTTGAGTTCAGCGCGACGAGCCTCATCGACAAGCATACCAGTCTTAGAGAAATGCTTGGCAAGAGGAATCTGCTTCATCTTGTATTCGTAGTATGTACGAGTCGTCTCGTCGAACTCAGCCTGTTGACCTGCTTGAACTTGCGCCGTGGCTACGACATCCTTGCAGTTGTAGATGCCTAGCTTCGTGCGGTCGATGCGATCAGAGGATTCCTTTCCGTCGTCCTTGTAGTAGTTGATGTTCGTATACATGGACGTGCAATAATCAAGACCGATGGGAAGCTCAGGCTGTAGAACATGCTGCGCTACCATCGTGTCGTAGTCCCATCCCTTTACCGTGAAGCCATTCTCTTCTAGCATGATGGTGTCGAACATTCCATTGTGAAAAGTCTTAGGAATGTCTGACTCTAGAAGCAAAGAGACTACTCTTCGGAAGTTTGGTCCGATAGGATTGGACTCGTAGTTTCCGTCGTTGAAGATGCAGACGGCATCTCGGTCGGACCATGCGAATCCAATGCATCGGATGTAAGATGTGTACTTCTTGGTTTCGATGTCAACATAAAGGCGCGGCGCTGCGAGAAGCGTCGGAAGTAGGCCTTCCAGTTGGTATACATCTGGGTCCACGATGAAGTTGAAGTTAGGCTCCGTCCATCCATGCTTCGCAATGTGCAGCGCCTTCTCGATGTCCTTCAGGAAAGCTGGTCCGTTTGAAGCTTGAAACGTGACGAGGCTAGGATGAATCGTCGGCACGACGAACATGTTCTTATACTTGTACACAGAGCCGCGATGATTCTCGATTCCATCGAAGCCTAGCAGGAAGTCCATCGCACGGTTTCCCATGGGAATGAGAACCTTGTGTTTGCAGGTTGCAAGGTAGGACTTGAGTTCCTTGCATCCTTGTTCGAACTGCCATGTCGTGTGTGCCTTACGAAGATCGTTCTTCGCAGGCTGGTAGTTCATGAGGTTGCCGAGACGAACTTGTTCGCGTGTCAAGCCTAGCGAAGACAATGCGATGTCGAACATCTCACCATGCTTGCCTTGCATCTGACGCTGCGCAAGATCTTCGGACGTAGAAGGAGATTCTCCTATGAAGAAGAGATCAGCGTCTTCTGGTCCTTCATGTGGAACGAGGCGGTCGGAGACTAATTTCATCGAGTTGTTTCTTGAGGGTTTGCGCGTAGGAGCGGGCGACGGAAGCTTGCGTTTCCAACTTGCTGATCTGTTGCTTTAGATGCGCTATCTTATCCAGTAGTTGTTCACGCTCTGCAAGCATAGATTCTATGCGCTTACCTTCTTCGTATATCAAGTTATCCGTCTCAGCCCAATGCGCAGCAAGCTGCATCAAAGTTTCGTGGATGTCGAGAGTCTTCTTCTTCACATCTGGATAAAGCGAGAGATGTAAGGGAAGAAAGGATCAATAGCTTCGGCGCAGCGCGTTGCGAGGTCGCGATGTTCCTTCTGCGTAGAAGGATCTGTGCGGACTTCGATGTAGTGTATCCAGCTACGCAGAGAACCTGAGACGTAGAGCCGAGATTCCGTCATGCCTTCGGGCAAGATGGCGCGAGCTACTTCCTTTGCGATGCCCATGTTTAGGGCTTCGTCGTAGTATGTTTGCGTAATATTTTCCACAGCTTTCTGTATACTATACCAACCCTTCTCAGTCATCTGATCCTCCGTAGGAAGCGAAGACTGACGATTGTTCTTGTCCTGCATGCGCGCCTCGCGGTAGTGCATCGGAGCATCCTGCGCGGCGTAGCGTTGCGAGAACTCTTGGAAGGAGAAGCTACGATGCCGGAGAAGCTGACGTGCAATGTCACGGGTTGTCGTAATGTCCATGACAATCGTGACCATCTCGAACGGGGACCAATGCTTATGTTCAATGAGATAGTTGATGAGCCTCTCTCCGTTGAGTCCCTTTGCTTGAGACTCTGGATTAGAGATGCGAGCGCAGTACACGACTTGATCCGTGAGAGTCATGTCTTCGCCAGCGAGGTTCGTAGGAACTGAGAAGATGCGGGCGGAGTTCATGGCTTTGAGATGAAGTAGATGAAACCAAACCAAAGGAGAGCAAGAAGAAGAAGCGCAAGGACGAAGGATGTTTGCGTCATGCGCCGAACCTCTGCTCAAACTTCTGCTTCATCTCAATGACGCGGGGCATGCGTTGATACGCATCGCGGAGGATGAGCATAGCTGCTTCGGCAGGAGCTTCCTCGTATGTATCTCCCATGAGAAGGAAGAGCCCCGGAATCTTCGTCGTAGGAGGAGTGACGATTGCAATGACTGCAATTTCCTTTAGCATGATGAGCTTGTTTCCCTCGTCCGCATCGTTCACTACCATGCCGGAGTACGGATTGAACACAACATAATCTCCGACTTGCACATCCTTTACCTCAGGTCCAACAGACTTCACGATTCCTTGATCGCTTCGATCCTTCGTGGATTCGGGACGCACGATGAGGGAAGATCCATACCAAGTATCTGGATCATCCAAGGCTGCGACGAGGATGTTATCGCGGAGTGGGATCAGCATTGTACTTGAGGTTGAGTTCGGAGATACCCAGTTCGTAGAGAGCTGATGCTTCCTTACGAAGCAAGGCTGCGATTGTTTGGTGAAGCTGAGAGGATGCGTGGTTAATTTCTAGATGCGTCGCCGTAGTACAGATAGAAGACGCGGTTGCAAACCTGTCTGAGATTATATTCTGGAGCGTGTTCTCTCTGGTGGCGTCTGCCAAGTTCGTATGCCTCGTAAAGAAGTTCTGATTGAAGCCTCATGATGGAAGCGCGAACATCCTCGGGAAGAGACTCCCACACTTCTACATCATGGAGTGACGCGGACTGGACGCGGAAGTTCTGCGGCATCTGCGATCCTCTGGAGTTTGAGTTTGCGAGCTTCGCATGCTTCGATCTGGAGATACAGATCTGCAACACGCTCATCAAGAAGATCCATCTCTCGGAAGATATGATCCTGAAGGATACGTTCGATGTTTGTTTCTAGGACTGGGGATGTCACAGGTCCACCTCCTCGCGCTTGAGGCGACGGCGGTTAGCGCCCGTGCCGGTGGGGATGCGGTCACCGGAGCGGATCATAGCAATCTGCGGCTGCGTGTAACCTTGCGCGGCCTGTACATCTCCTCGAACACCCCGTCCCACGCTACTAGCGACCGGGTTTCGTCGCACATGGCCCACGTTTCTTTGCAGCGGGCGCAACCGACCTTTCGCTGCGTTGCAGTCATGCGCCTCAGCACGCGGTAGTTATGTCCAAATATCACGCACGCCACGCTCTTCACCCATCGCTTTATGCAGCGGATCATGCGTCACCGTCCAAGTCGCGCCACGCATTGAGTACCATCGCTGTAAGAAAGTACAGCACGGATGCCACAAACGCTCCCGCGCACGCATACAACACCCAGCCGTATCCGGGCTTTCGTGTGATCACCCCGCTCATTTCCATAGTCAGTTGTAACCAAAACACGACTGCGGTGAGTTGCACCAGTGTGCGCGGCCAGAAATAGTCGATGCGCTTCATGCGTCCTCCCCGTCGATATTAGGAAAGGCGTTGCGAAGTCTAGAGCAAAGGTCTTCGATGTCAGCCGCACGAATAAAGGGGCCCTTACCAGAACGCTCCCACCAAGCATGAACTACTTGTCCCAACGTCAGCACCGGCTCGTATGGAGTCTTCTTGAGATCCATCAGCGGAGCGTGGTCGTCGTCAGTCAACCCGTTGGGTGGCCACGCTATAGCACTTGCTGCCGATTCGTGTGTCGAGTTCCAACTGCACCACAGCTTTTTTGTCGGGTCAAAGATAATCCCCTTGTACACCCGTATATTTTTCCTCATCTCCTCTCCTGTGATAATTGACGTGAGAAAGTTATAGGTTCGTACGTCTGAGCAAAGATGTCAGGCTTGCATGGGTAAAATTCCCCCCGAACACCTTGAATAATGTAGTCACCTGCCGCAGCCATCATCTGCCCTTCCAACGTATCAATGACGAGATGTAGCGTATCAGCATCCCATGTCGAAGAGCCACACCATTTCGCAATTATTGATATGTTGGCGGATGTGATTGGACCCATTGCGGAGATAGTCACAGGTCGCTTACGATACTGTAGTGGTACATCATTCATGCTTCCTCTCCTTTGCGTGATGGTTTGTACTACACAGCCCCGGTGAGAATCGAACTCACGTCCTCGCATCCAAAGTGCGCTGCACTACCATTGTGCTACGGGGCAAAAAGCGGAAGGGCTTAACGTAGGAATGTGCGTTCGTGGCCCAGAGGGGGACATTCCTTTAGTGAGCGAGGTAAGTACACCGACAACTCTTGTCTCACAACGCCGTTAAGCTTTCATAGCAGGGGCACGGGTGCGATAACGAAGGCAATACTGACGGTTTTCCGTGCGTACTATGTTCCGCTGCGTTTCTCTGTGTTACTTACTTAGAACGGGCGGCAGCCCTTGTAATTCTGGTACTGCTTATCACCCTGCGTACGGATGTCCACGTTCACGATGAGGCGAGACTTCGCAAGATCCGTGTACGCAGAGCCGAGGACGCCATTCTCCGTGTCGATGGAGAGATCAAGATCCGCGAAGTTCGTGCGGAACTCGTTGTCCGCTTCGTCCGTGCCGGGACGAATACCCTTGCAGCACATCACGAAACGGAGCAGACGATCAAACGAAGTCTCGTCGTCACCAACGATGAAGTCCACGTTGATGAGCTTGCCAGCGAACTCCGCATCGCCCGAAGCATCGGAGATGATGCGCGTGGAGAAACCAACCATGTGCATCGTCTCACCAGCGCGCTTGCCGTTCTTGATCTCCACGGCACGATACTTCGCGGAGAGAACTTCCACCTCGTACTCGTTAGCAGGAGCGATGAAGATACGCGAAGAGAACTTGTCGAGATTCGGCTTGAAGATAGACATGAGTAGACTAGAGAGAAGAAGTAGTTTGCCACTTGTGAATGCGAGAGAACACTTCCTTTGCCGTGATGTCACGCTCCGGATTCTTGAAGAGTCCACCCCAGCGAGTCTTCGCCATGATGCCCCCTTCCGATTCCGTAACGAACTCACGCTTCACGTTTGCGCCAGTTCCCACAGTACGAATATACCATACCATATCAAAGATTCCGGGCATGGCATCTGGCGTGTCAGTCCCCGTGAAGAGGGGCTTCACTGCGATTACGTTGTTTGTTCCCTCCTTGCGATAGAGTCTTTCGTGCGCGCAGACAATGCAGTTCTTTCCTTCGGAACGTAGGCCATCTGTCATCTGCCGAAGGAAGGATTCAACGAGTCCCATCTCTGTGCCGAAGTCTGCAAGAGTTGGAATTACGATGTCCTTGAACTTGCCTGACTGCGCGTTGCCTGAAGTCTTAGACTTTCCAGAGAGTCCGTTCAGTTCGATTGCCTTGTTTCTTGCAGCAATGCGCGTGGAATTGATGTCGTCAATCACGATGCCTGACCAATCATTCTTGGTAGCAGGAGCGAGAAGAGAATCAATCTGGTTACGCAAAGCATCGAACATCTTCGGCATGGTAGGAGTATCATCGGGATGAAGTTCCACGATGAAAGGATCTGTTCCTACCTTATCCTTGAAAAGCTTTGACTTCAAGGTGATGATGCCGTTACGATCTGTCATGACAATCCAATCATCTCCGGCTCCTGCGGACCAGAAAGTCTTACCCGTTCCGGCTGCACCGTAGAGCATCATGCAGGTTCCTTCGATGTGCTTGTCTTCGGAGATTCTTTTTAGCATCGTCTATTCCTTGATCTGTTGTTGATCAACTTCTTCATGCTTCCAAGGTTGCAGAAGGTACTGCGTCTTGAGCGTGTTCTCCATCGCTGCTTCGGATGGCTGTGTGCAGACTTGGCGGAAGTCACAGAAGGAACAAGAGACTTCGTGCATAGGCCACATGTCTTCATCTCTGCACATTCCCATCTGCTTATGAATGAAGACTTGATCGTCCACCCACTTCCGAACTTGCAGCATGGTGCGGGAAGATGGGACGCCTTGCACATCCGGGCCTACAGTCTTCGTGTTGTAGATGACGGTGAAGAGAACTCCGTCGATCACGCGATTCGGATAACCGTTCTCATCGAGTCCATGTTGCAGGACGGATGCAGCGTAGATGTAACGGATAGCCTGATCGTTCGGCTCAAGTCCTTGCTTGAAGTAAGTGAGTTGCTTCGAGCTTGTCTTCCAGTCACGAATCCAAGTGCGTCCGTTCCACTTGATAAGCTGATCGAATCTTCCTCCGATGGAGATGCCATCCGGAAAGAGGATGTTGAAAGGCTGTTCGATTGCTTCTACCTTGATGACTCCGTTCTTCGTCTCATCTTGCCACATCTTCAGAAGCTTTGCAAACGTAGCGATGAGGCGTTCGCGTGTCTGAAAGTCGAAGGTAGGATTCGTTGAGGACTTGAAGATAGGAAGAGCCGTTTGCATCGCTGCCCCCGCATCGCCCGTTTGATAGAGCTTCTCCAGATACTTATGAACAGAAGAGCCCCACGCGAAGACGCTTTGCCACTTTCCTTCCGGTGCGGTTCTTCCCAGGACCATGCGATAGAAATACTTTCGAGGACATTCCTTGAAACACTTCGTCGCAGTATGGTCCATGTTCTCTGGTTCGAATCGTGGAAGATTCGGGAGAAGCTTTCTCGTCATGACTGTATCTTCTCTTGGATTCTGTTAAGGATATCATCGAGTGAACCTTCCTCGCGCTCCGCTTCCTCTCTAAAGAGTTGAAGAAGAGTAGAAAGAACCAAGGAGATCTTTCCCGTTGGGAAGGTTTCGTAGAACCAGCGAGTATCTGAATCGGATAAAGCTACGTTCGTGATTGATCGCGCAGGGTTACGAGGCCGAGACATAGTATTGCTGGTAGATGGGGATGGGATTCTTATTCTCGTCGAACCCCTTCCCATGCTGAAGCAACGTCACGCCGTCATGATGCCGAAGCCATGCCGCCATCGCAAGAGCGCAGACAAGATTTGCACCGGAGAGAAGAAGGTAATCATTCTCCGTTGCAGTCTTGGCGTAGTTCTCGAAGGTCGTCAGCGTTGACTGGTAGTTCTTCGCAGGGATGTAGCCCGAAGTCATGTAGATGATTTCACCATACGCTTCGGCGGAAGAGTAGTCGAAGTTGACGTTGTGATTCGTGACGTAAACCTTTGGCTTCATGTGAAGATCCGGAGTCGGCGGTTCATGAGAATAGAATACTTGTAGCCACGGCGATTGAGGAAGTTGATAAGCGCCGAGGTTTCAGCATTCAAAGGATCTGCGAGATACTTCTTTGTCTCTTCGGAGAGATTGTCGATGAGAACTTGCACGGAGATGGGATTCTCCATGAGGAGATGTTGCGTAAGCTCCGTATCAGACATCTCCAAAGCAGGGCCATCGCCGGGATGCACGGAAGGATCTTGCACGATGTTGTACATTACGGAGGTTTCAGGTGGCTTCTCTCCGACGTGCATCGTGAAGTTCAGCTTGCGGCTAGGCTGGAAGTTGATCTCCAATCCGTTCGAACGCTTGACCATCCAGAACCTAGAGTTCCAATCTCTGCGGAGCATACTCTTGTACAGAGTGAGATTGTTCTTCAAGGTTGTAGGCGCAGAGCATTCGATGAAGATCATCTTGCGATCTGCTTGCTGCTTCTCTAGCTCTGTGTCAATCGCTTGTGCGATTGGTTGGAGATTCTCTATCGTTCCTACGCTGAGTCGTCCCATTGTTTAGAAGTAGTTGATGTGAAAGTTCAGCCGTTCCACGAAGATGCGGCCAGAGGTCAGGGATAGCATTTGATGTAAGGAAGATTCCAGTAGACATGAGGATTGCACCGAGTTCGTGCAGTTCCAAAGTTGGAAACTTATCCTTTGCGTATCGTGCAATGTCGTCCGCGATTGCAGGAAGATCAGATTCCTGAAACACCTCGCGCCTCCTTCTGCTTGATGCGCTTGTATTCGATGAGTGCAAACGCAACAGCTTCAGGAGTGGAGCGACATTGCACTCCGTTGGAATTGTATGCTGCTTGATGCGTGGTGATGTCGGTCAGGATGTCGATGACATGTTCGACGGGATGATCTTCAAGTGCAAGGTTGACGAGATGCGAAAGAGCATATGCCCACCCTGCAATGGAAGTGCCAGCCTTTCCGATAGTGATGGAGATGGTGATGGGATTCGTCTCCGTCACGAAGATGTTCGCTGTACCATCTGGAGTAGTCCAGCGAAACGAATACATTGGAAAGGTATCAGTCTTCGTCATCGTCGTCATCGTCGTCGTCGTCGAGGTCATCATCTTCATCCTCGTCGTCAAAGAAGTCCATATCTACGAGGTCATCATCTTCATCCTCCTCTTCGTTGTCGATGGGAAGATCATCATCCGCAGGTTCATCGTTGATGATGGCGTAGTCAAGGCGACGAAGGGCAGCATGCAGTTCCGCAGGAGCTTCGTATCCTTCGGAATCGAGAGACGCATCTAGGATGTTGAGAACATCTAGGATGCAAGTACGCACGGGCGTGGAGAGATCAAGATGCCGTGCGATGAGAAGGCGAACATCACGGATGGCGGACAAGGTTGCTCCTGTTGTTAAATTGTGAGAACGTAGGGAATGCGGATGTACGAATCTGAATGATAGATGATGTAGTCAGGGTCCATGCGCTGTATCTTTTGAAGTACGCTACGCATGGATGCACAACCCATAGACAACGAAGAAGATACCCACGCTCCCTTCGCACCAACTTCATACTCCCAAGGCCACCACTCTTCTAGAACTGGATGACGGGACTTCTTGTTGTAAAGAATGAATAGCCTATCCTTCGCAGAAAGTAGAATCATAGAGGCCACCAGTATGCGATGTCTTCGTAGTTGTCAGGTACATCTGGGAACTTGGGGCGATAGAACTCAGGATCTTTGCGTACGAGATTGCACCTGTGCGTGAAGGTTAGCTTGTCACGTTGCAGAGGATCTGCCCACCAAGAAGGAACGATGTATTCGTGCTTGTGCATCCTTGCACGGAAGAACTCGGAGAGTCCTGCGTTGTCTGCGATGCCGCGATGATCACACTCTAAGCATATCCAGTATCCGTAGATGCAGAGAACAGATTCGTATCCGCGCCACATGCGGACAGCAGGATGGTTACGCCATCCGATTGCAGGGCCGATGTAGTTTTCTTTAGCATCTAGACGAATGCCACGCGCAGCGTTGTAGATCTGGAATGTTTCTACGCGCTGCTTGTTTAGACGACGATCATCTAGAGA